AGATGTGCCTGAGGTACTAACTGAGTTGAGCGATGAGTTTCTAGAAGATGTGCACATATGGAACGCGATCAAGACTGCTAGAGGCCAGAATACGGCAAATTATTATGACAAAATGAGAGCAGCGTGCCTGCATCGTCAGGGCAGCGGCACATCTCGGAAGAGAAAGCCAAGCAACAAGCACCCCCGCAAGGTTGGGGTCAAAGTGTTCCGAGCCAAGGCGATCCAGGTTCTGGATGCTTTCCAAGAGCCGATTGATCGGTTTTGTTTTGAGCTCATGGTGCAAGATATTCTGGACGTGGCGCCTGTTGCCGTGACTGTATACGCAATAGGAACAGAGGACCGCGAGGCAGTGTCAAAGCTTAAACCTGTTTTCATAGACAGATGGAATGGGGATCTGGTCTCGATTGACAGGCCAGCTCCACCAAAAAAGGAGTTTAAAATGCGAGTAGTAGCATACGTTCGAGCGTCCAAGGCCGAGCAGAAAATCACGCCACAATATCAGGTGGACCTGATAGAGAAGTGGTGCAAGGACAACGACGCGGAGCTGCTGTCGGTACACATCGACGATGGTGTGTCCGGTAGTGCAGAGATTGAGAACAGACCCGGCATGCTCAATGCGATCACCGCAGTGCGCGAAGAAAAGGCCGACACGTTCCTGGTCTACCGGCGAGACCGGTTCGCCCGTGACATGCGGATCTCCACCGGTACAGAGTTTTTGCTGCAGAAGCTCGGCGCCAAAGTGGTATGCGCTGATGGCAGTGGGAACGGTGAATCCCCAGAGGCTCAACTGATGCGGAACATGCTGGATGCGTTCGCAGCATACGAGTTGCTGGTCATCAAGCTACGCACCACTGCTGCTCTGCAATTCAAAAAGAGCAAGGGGGAATGCATCGGCAAGGTACCGTATGGATTCCGGCGCAAGCATGACGCCAAGCACTCGAAGCAATGCCTAAATAGGGACGGCAAAGAGTGCTGGGGTTGCCTGAATATTGAGCCAGACCCGAAGGAAGTCAAGGTCATCAAGGCATTCAAGGCGCTGCGTGACAGCGGTCTGTCTTGGCGCAACGTCGCAACTGCAGCCCAGGAAAAGGGCATCACCAACAGAGTGGGAAAACCATTCCACTTTACACATATCAGGAAAATTGCTATTCAAAAGGGACTCTAGACCCACGCAATAGAGTCTCGCTTTCAGTGGACCAGGTGGTCGCTCCTTCCGACCACCTGGTTTTTCTATGTCGATATGGTGATGATGCGCTGCGCTCGCTGGCGAGCAAAGATAAATGCTGTGGTGTGGGCACTGACCTGGCAGAATGAGTCCCCGACGATTGGGTCCTTGTCCTCGTCTCCCTTGGCGTAGACAACGCGCCACAACTCCCCAACAGGCACGTCTTCCCTGAGCTCGTAGCCCATCGCGTCCATCTCTTGATAGAGTCCCGCCAGCACATGGCATCTGCTACGAGGGACCATGTCTTGAGGCTTGGGCAATGGTTTGCCCATGTTCTCGCTGACCATGTTGTACAACGCCATCTCTGCTGAGTCGGTGTAATGGCGCAAGGTGAGCAGGATACTCTCCAGGTCATGATTCACGACATCAACAGGCACCTCTATCTCTGCAACAAAGACGTCTGGTGCTCCATTGTCTACGCTATTGGTTGATTTTTCCAAGGATGTCCTCTTCGTATAGGATGAGTCGCTCAGTATCACCCATCGGCTGTCCTGCGTAGCGGGAGTACAAGACCTTGTCACCGGCTTCCATCTCTTCGGTCACGCCCGAGCCACATGCGATCACTACGCCGATGGCCGGCGGGTCGTTCTTAACCTGAGATGGCATGACAATCTTCCCGCCTGGAACGTATGTCTCCCCTTCTCTTTTCGTTTGTTTCTCAATAATCAATCGCTTACCGAATGGTGTAATATTCATGCGCCCACCTTATAGGGTTGTTGTTCTAGTTTATTAATACGCGCCAGCATTGGAGCGCCAATCGAATGCCGATTGGCAGCCTCCACCAGCTTGAGCCTGTCAAGAACGTCCAACGCGGCATGCTCAAACAACCAGGTGGTCGACAGGCGCAGGGTCTTTGCAATGTCAGCGAATGCATGTGCCTTGGAGACATCGACGTTGATATTCTCCGTGTCACATTCAAACGCAGGACCCCTTACCCGAGGCTGCTTAGACCCTAGGGTTATCTGAGATTTAGGAGTGAACGAACGGATTGCCCCTGATGTCATGGAGAGAATCAGGTTTGCCAGTTCACTCTTGGAGATAGCCATCCGCTCGGCCTGCAATTCGATTGCACGCGCAGTAAAGCATGTGACTGTAATTGTTGAACGTGTCTTTTCATTCATACATCTTATGAACCATAATATTCAGTGAATGACAACAGTTCCTTCTATAAACAGGGGTTATTGAATAATACTGGTTGTGTATGACCACCAAAAAACCCAAGAATACTCGCAAGACACCGGGCGTTTCTACCGTAGAAGCGATGGTCGTCCGGTCTGCAGAACAAGATGACCTGGCAGCAGTCTTTGGTGGCATTGCGATGCTGTCGTTCATGGAAGAGCGTGATGCTCGGTGTCTTGCAACCTGTTCTGATGGTGAGGTTGACCTCGACCTCTACGAAAAACATCTAAACCTGATTGAGAAGCGGCAACGGATCCGGCTTCGATCGGCGGGCGCAATGGAGCGTTCCAAGGCCATGCGTGAATCAAACAATATCACGATGGCGCCAGACAATTGGGAGAAGGCCTTGGATGAGCACAAGGCCACGGTCCAATGAGTACCGCTGAAGAGTACCTGAAGCTATGCAAAGAGGACCGGGTGTTCGCGCTGCGGAATGAATTCAAGATACGCAGTTATGATACATCCAAGATGCAGTGGAACCTGGTACCATTCTCACTGAACCAAGAACAGATAGAGCTCCTCGCAGAAATCAAACGCCAAGAAGAAGAGCGGGGCTTCGTTCGTATCATCATCGACAAAGCACGTAAGCTTGGCATGAGCACATTCATTCAGGCACTGAAGATGCATACGTGTATGTTCAACCCACAAGTGCATGCGCTTACTGTTGCCCATGAAGAGTCGGCAACCCGCGAGCTATTCCGAATTGGTAAACGAATCGCTGAGAATATCGACCCTCGAATCGCATCGCCGCTGAAGGGCAAGCCCAAAGGGCATCTGCTTGAGTGGGAGAATGGGTCTCGCGCAGAGTGCCAAACACAGGGTGGGTCTCCAGACTCTGAGCGTGGGTCAACACCGAACTTCCTACACATATCCGAGCTACCATCGTGGGAGTCCAGTCGGAAGACAACATCTGCGGCTGACGTTGCCCAGGCCTTGCTGAATGCCGTGCCCACCACACCAAACACTATGATACTGATCGAGTCCACAGCCATGGGTCTCGGCAATCTGTTCTCTGAGATCTGGCATCGAGCGATCAAGAATGAACATGGCAACTTGTTTGTCCCCATGTTCTTCTCATGGACTGGGAGAAAAGCATACTCAGTCCCCGCCTCATCGAAGAAACAAGCTGCCGAAGAACTGCGGCTGGATGAGCAGATGAGACTTGCCCACGATACGGGGGACGTGACTGGATTCCACGCGGCTGCGAACAGTTTGAAATACTCGCAGCTCCAGCGTGACCGGGCAATCAAGTACAACCTTGTCCCAGACCAGATACGTTTCTGGCAGCAGACGTTAGTCAATGCATGCGCTGCCGACCAGGATCGATTCGATCAAGAGTGGCCCGTGTCCTGGCAAGTCTCATTTGTTGCATCAGGCCGAGCCGTGTTCAGCGGATCAATGCTCCAAAAGAGAATGAAGGAAGTCGAGAAGCAATCGTACTCTGAGGGCACGCTCATAGAGTCTGATGGTAAGATACGAATCCAGAACGATGGTGGCGCATGGCACATCTACAAACAGCCCCAGCCAGACCGCCGCTATATCATCGGTGCGGATGCGGCTGCTGGTGGCCGAACTAAAGACGATGACTACTCCTGCATTCAGGTGATCGACCGGGCAACCGAAGAGCAAGTGGCTGAATTCTACGCAAAGATTCCACCCGATAGATTGGGTGATCAGATCGCCCTCGCCGCCAGACTATACAACAATGCGCTGTGTGCGCCAGAGGCCAACGGGCCTGGGCTCGTGACGATCCATCAACTGATGAACAAGTACCCAGATTGCGTTATCTATCGACGGTTCGCGCAGCCTGGGCAAGTAGTCGGTAGCGAGACAAAACTACTTGGCTACAACACAAACGTGAAGACCAGGCACTACCTGTTTGGTCAGTTCGAGTCTTCAGTTCGACGAGGGGAGACCATTATCAACAGCCCCCGCCTGCTCGGTGAGATGATCACCCTCATCCGAGCCAAGGGAACGGGGCGCCCCGAAGCATCCCCTGGGTACCATGATGATGCATGTGTAGCATTTGCCATTGCCCTTGATGTGAGCCGTCAACAGACAGATATGGGCATAGCTGCAGTGGAAGAACCCAAGGAGCACTACCACTCGCGAGAATCTTCAGGGGATTTCGCCGCTGTATACAATGACAAGGTAGTACCCGTTGATCACTTTGCCGAAGGAGATAGCTCATGGTTCTAATGGCGATGACATCTGCGCTGATTGCGGTCTGCATCATGGGCTACCTGTACATGAAGTCCATCGAAACAATCGTGAAGACAATCAACCTGTACCCAGAGGTTCAGCCTCAACAGGAAGACGAATCTCAGGAGCTCGGTGAACTCACGGTCCTACCCCAGGTGAAAAGAAATGCCGCAACACTATCAAATGACTTTGAACTTTGGTATCAAGAGCAAGAGGCATTGCGAGCCACGGACCCGCAATCGCCTTTGATCGATCCTGAATGGGAAAGCCACAGCGCAGAGCGGCAAGCCCTCCATGGAGGAGTTGAATGGTAGTTGAATTGCTACGCCCGCTAAAGAGCGACGAAGACATCGCGAACGACATCAGCAAGAAGTTCGAGGACGCACAGCAGCGCAAGTCTATGTATCACGATGAGTGGTGGACGAACCATTCATTCGTAGATGGCAGGCAGTACGTGACCTACCAGAACGGTCGCCCGCAGGAGCCCAAGTCTCCCAGTTGGAGAGTCCGACTCACCCAGAACATGTTGGTGCCAATCATCAACACCATCTGTGCCAAGCTGACACAGCAAAGGCCATCGGTTGTTGTTCGGCCCAACGGGATCGACGATGAGAGAATCCAGAAAGCACAGGCGGCTGAGAAACTGTTGGACTTCTTAGACAAGAAGCTTGGCATGCAACAGATCCGATACGAGGTGTGCTGGTGGGCTGCAGTTACGGGCACAGGGTTCTTTCGCAGGACATGGGACCCAGAGGCGGGAGACGTGTACCAGGTAGATGATGGCGATGGAAACCTCATCCCCAAAAGAGCAGGAGCTCCACGGATTGAATGCTTCAGCCCATTTGATGTCTACCCAGATGAACAAGCCACCAGCATGAAGAACGCACGATGGGTGATCCTCGCGCATATGGTAACCGCTGATACCTTAGTGGAACGGTGGCCAAAGGCTGCGAAGAAGCTCATCAAAAAGACGGCGGGCAAGGGAGATGTGTATCACTACGGCACCGAGGGTGAAGTCACCCGTGACGTGAGTGGATACACCGCCATCGGCACCAAAGAGACCGACCTGTACCGAGTCCTCGAATACGAAGAGCGACCGGGGGCAAAGTACCCTGATGGTCGTCGTGTTGTTGTGTGCCAAGACGCTGTTCTTGAAAAGGGAGAGTTGCCAGGTGGCCGGTTCTCTTTGACGATGGTCCGTGTCGGTGAATTAGGGGGTCGGTTCTGGGGCAAGGGTGCTATAACAAACCTTATTCCCCTCCAAAAAGAGTTGAACCGCACCATATCCCAAATGGTAGAAATGCGGAACTTGCACGCCAGTCCTGTATGGGTTGGACCTGCAGGCTCTGTCCCCAACAACGCGGTAAGCAATAGACCTGATGCTTTCGTCACCTACAATCCCAACCTCGGTCCTCCACCGACACGGCTCGACCCTGTGCCTATCTCGTCGTCGCTTGAGGCGATGCTACAGCGGTTGACGCAATCATTCTACGACATCTCAGGCGTCCATGAGGTAAGCCAAGGACGAGGCCCGTCAGGTGTTATCAGCGGTCGAGCTCTCGGTCTTCTTTCTGACATGGACTCTACCAGACTGGGCCCAGCCGTCCGCTCTCTTGAGTCTGCAATGGAAGACCTCGCCATTGGGATCCTTGAGGACTGGAAGCGATACATGACGGCACCAATCACCGTCTCGATCCTTGGCCAGTCAAAGCAACCAGAGATATTCAAGCTACACGCATCTGACCTGGACTCAACCGATGTTGAGATTATCGCAGGATCAATGCTTCCCAAGCACCACTCTTTCGAGAGGGAGCTCGCGCTGAACTACTTCCAAGTCGGCGCCATGGGTCCACCGCAAGACCCTGCCACTCAGATGAAGCTACGCCAATACCTTGGGACCAGAGGCTTGGATGAGTTCTACGATGACTCAAACCAAGATCGGCTATACGCACAGCAAGAGAACGATATGCTTGCTGATGATGGCATGGCTCCACACGTCCGACCCCAGTGGTATGAAGATCATGCCACTCACATTGATGTGCATCGCCGGTTCATGTTGTCCCCAGAGTTCCGAGACCTGGACGAAGAGCTCCAAGAGGGCTACAGCAGGCACCTTGCGCTTCACTATCATGAGCTCACAAAGCAACAGCAGGGACAAGCCACCTATGCAGAGGTACTCGGAATGGAGCCGCAGCCAGGAGCTGGCGCCGGGGGAGACCCTCAACAGCAGGGCGGGGCAGGAACATTCGCCAACCCAAGGGGTGGGCAATCAGAACCATCTCCACAACCATCACCGCCTGAAGCAATGGGGGGTGCTGCTCAAGCAGGAATGGTCGGGGGAGGAACACCCGAACTTAATCGGGCAATGAACCCAGCAGGACCTGGGGTTAATGTATTTGAAGAATCTACAGGAGCATTCTAATGGAAGAGCAAGCCACCACACCGGAAATAACCGAAACAGAGACACTCAAAGACCCATTCGACTTCTCGAATGAGCCTCCAATTGAGATGGAACAAGAAGCGCAACCCGCCGAACAGCCCGTCGAGTCAACGACGAGCCCTGAGATGCAGAAGCTGCAGAGCGAGTACGATCGGCTAAAAGAATACACAGCGAAGGCAGACAAATACCTCGGCCACTACTTCCCTGACGAGGCGTCGTATGATGAGTTCGAGAAATGGCACGCATCGAAGGGACAGCAGCCCGAGCCCGCATATGAGGCAGAGCCCCAGCAAGACGAGTCAAGCTATGATGTCTTCGATGACCTAAAGCGAACGAAAGCACAACTCGCGGAGTTGCAGAGTGCCGTGTCATCCATGAAGGAATACCAATCCAATCGTCAGAAAAACGAGGCGATGGATGCCGTGTCCTCAGAGGCAAATCGACTAACAGAGCACCACCCTTGGATGCAGGACAAAGCATTCAGAGACTTAGCTTACCGAACGTATTCTGCTTACGCCGGGAAGAAATCATTAGAACAGGTAGTGAAGGAACTCAGTGAGTTCAAACACTCCAACACGCAAGCCATCAAACAAACGCCACCGACTCCCATCCACTCATCGGCTCCCGGTCGGTCTTCTGGACCTCCGATCGAGGATCCGGAAGATTTGTATAAGGGTCCTGAAATGTTTGAGAATATAAAACGGATGACCAAAAAACAATTTGGGATCAACTAGGAGTTAATGATGCCCCTTACAGGCCAAAATAAATTAAATTTTGAAGCGGCGATGAAGCAACGTTTCGCACGGGCCATAAGTGAAACTATTCAGCGACGTGTAGTTCTTTATGGTATTTTAAATAAAACGTCTGAGCACTGGACTGGTAAACATCACCAGACCCCAGTATATCTGCGAAGTGCCAACTCGGTTGGAGCTCGTTCGGAGACAGGAAGCCTGCCAACGGCTGGCGCCGATGTCTACGTTGAGAGTCATATCACCAACAAGAACAACTACGTCGTCATCAGAGCGACAAATGTTGGTGAGGCGTTGAGTAGCCAGGGTGGTGCTTGGGCATCCATCAAAACGCAGGCGCTCAAGAACGCAGCGAAAGACTTAAGCGACTCGATGAACCGACAACTCAACGGTGTTGGTAAGGGTATCCTTGCTGAGTGTGCGTCATATGCCGGTGGTACTGTAACGATCAAGACCTACGGCGATGGCAATGCCATTGACAACTTGCAAGGGGATGCGCCTGATACCACAAAGCACCTGAAGCCTGGGATGAAGATCGCTTTCGGTCGAGCCGCTGCGGGTGTTGCCGCTGACTTTACACATGCAACTCCAGTAGCTGCAAAAGGAACGGTCAACCAAATCCTGAGCAAAACAACATTCTCGGTAACGGATCTGTCAGCAGACCCCGCGCCCAATGATGTGTTTGTTATTGGTGAAGGTACTTCGACAGGCGACTTCTCTTATGACCAAGAGATGACTGGTCTCGGTGAAATGGTCGCCGCTCCTTCCGGCAGCAACACATTCCAGAACATCGACTCCAACGTATACCCCGAGTGGAAGGCTCAAGTTCTTTCCAACCCGGCGGGAGCTGGCACGGAGCGTCAGTTGACAGAGGATTTGATGCAGGAAGCTGTGGACCGGGTCTACGACCTGTCTACTGGTGAAGCGGATACCTTGATTTGTCACACATCGACACGTCGAGCGTACCTCAACCTTTTGAAATCCAAAGGCGCCGAGCGATTTGCCCCGACCAAGATGGTTGGTGGTCACTCGTCTTTGACATTCAATGGTGGTACTGGCGATAGCCAAATCTTTGCCGACAAAGATTGTCTGCATCGAACCATGTTTGTTCTGACCAAAGCTCACACCAAAATGTATGAGGTCAAGCCTCCAGCATGGGACGAGACAGGCGGCGCGGTATGGAAGTGGGCAGCAGGCTATGACGCAGCTACTGCGTTTATGCGAGTGTATGCGAACCTTGGTACGGATAATCGTAAAGCGTTGTGTCGTATCAATGACATCGCCGTAACCGGCATCGCCGCTTAATAGGAGGACATACAAATGTCTTTAGATTTTACAGAACTAAAACGGACACTGCAGTCACTTGATACCAGCCGAGGGGCTGGTAAGGTGTTCTACGTGTGTCCAGAGGGTGCGGATGAGGTCTATCGTTCAGACTTCATTGGCATTGATGCAGTGGCTGGGCAGGTACACGCAACTATTCCCTCGGCGCTCGCCTCTTGCGTGAGCAACCGGGGTGATGTTGTGGTTGTCTTCCCAGGCACCTACACAAATTCAACAACGACGTTGAGCCTGAAAGGGAATGTGACATTGATGGGGCTTCCGGGCCGACGCGATGTTACGATCCTAAAATCTGGAGTTCAAAACGAGCAACCGACAGAGGTAGTTGGCTTCAATACAATTGATGTCGCATATCCCGGTTGTGTCATCAAAGATCTAACCATCTCAAATGGTTGGTACAACGATGGCGGGAAAACCAGAGCAGGTCTTTGGACCAACGGGCAGGGGACTGTTATCAGTGGATGCAAGTTTACCTTTGAGGGGTCGGCTGCATCGGCCAAGCACGCTGTCTACGTTCAGGCCTCCGATGTGAAGATGATTGATTGTCACTTTGAGGACGTGATGTCAGACTCCGCGATCATGTGGGACTCTGGCGCCGCCGACATTAAAAATGGCCTCGTAAAGGGGTGTTATTTTGTCGGGGTCAACAACGGAGCCACAAAATTTGCACTCCACACCAAAGATAGTGCCAACGATTACAGCCAAATCGTGGTGACAGAGAATCTCTTCGATGCAGGCGGGGCCGGTGGTGCCGCCACTGGTACCTGGGTTGACTTGTCAAATGGTGGCGCTGGGGATACTGCGGGCACAGTGGTGAACAACACCTTCACCATGGCAGATGTCCACAATGCCGCACACGTGGGTGCTTACGACGCAGGGGTTCTCTGGGTTCGTAACTTTGATATTGCTAAGATGAGTACAGAGGCTCCGTAGTGATTAGTCCACGTCAATTTGAACGCTCGAAGTGCTTGCGTGTTTGCGATAACTGGACACGCACAATCCAAGAGCTCTATCCACCGGCTGCCCGTGCAAACGTAGTGGTCGCATTTGACCCTGTGTTTATGGGTGGTCGGTGGGTTTTGGCGTATGACACAACAGATATTGTTTTGTGCGGCGGGATCTTCTCAAACGTGAGGTACCTCAAGTGCTTCTACATTTGGCAAGGTCCCGGCGACACATTCCTAGCCCCGTCCACCGCTATCGCAGACTGGCTTCGAGATCATGACACTCATTCCGAGAGGTATGTTGGGGAGTGGGAAGACCGTCAGTTCGGGGGGCAGGACCGCTCAAAGAAACAAACGGAAGAAAGCTACTGGGACGACCTTGAGTACCAGATGCGAGAATTCTACGACCGTTACAAGGAGAACATCCACACGAATGTGGGATCATTCTCTCACCACAACGGTAAAGGTCCCAACGGTGGCTCGAAATACTTCCTGCCATCCAAACTATACACTGGGTGGAAACAATAATGTCACTTACGCTTGCCGACCTGAAGACCCTTGCCAAAGACCTGCTCGATGAGAAGGGTGAGTTCTGGCCAGAGGCTCAGGTAGTTAGGCTTGCGAACATGGCGGCTCGTGTTGTGCACCGCCAAATTATATCGATCGACGCCACTCACTTCTCTCAACGGACAACCCTGACATATCCTGCTGATACAGAAAGCATTGCGCTTAGTGGCGGTTCATACCTCAACGCATCGCCATACCGGCTGCTTGGTGTATCAGAGCTAAATTCGGCGGGCCCAGTCACCACATCGAACCAGCCGACCGAGCTCGAGCGAATCGATGCCTTAGAGACGGGCGGGTACGCTACAAGAATTAACGACCCGAATATTCATACTGGCCTGTGGCACCCGCGACAATGGTTCTTAGATGGTCAGCACAACCTATACGTTGTCCCAATGCCACAGTCTGCCATTCACCTGTACCTCCGCTGGATCCCTCACTACACTGCGCTGAGTAGCGACTCTGATCCAGTCTTCGCGGGCAAAGCGCCGGAGTTCCATGACCTTGTAGTAGCAGTCCTTACTCGATTGATGGCAACAAAAGAGCGCCGGATGAGCGAAGAGATCGCACACATAACAGAATGGCTCCAGATGGAGATACGAAACTCAGAGCGACATCGCTCACAACAACCGAAGATCAGATACGAATCGCCGTACTAGGGGGACACATGCCAATTGTTGGAAAAGGAACGCCGCAAGAGAAGCACTTCCCATACGATGAGCAGGGGATCGCAGCCGCAAAAGAATATGCTGCAAAGAATAACCTGCCCATTGAGATGGAGGGGCAATCAGGACCAAAGCTTGGCGCGAGTCGCCCAGGTAAACCGGCTGTGTCTGAAGAGCGCAAGCTCGCCGCAGTCCGTAGCATGCTTGGAGGGATGGGCCAAGGTTCAGGTCGGTACTAATGCCGCCCTCCCCGCCGAGGCCAGTCGATCAGTTCAAGACAGGGCAGAGCCGGATTGGACCGACGCAGGAGTTTGTCAACTGGCATGTTGGTGCTGCTCTTTCCCCTGGTGGAGACGTTGAGTCTCTGTGGCGATCGATTTCCCGAGAGGAGCAGGACGAATGGCTCGAGAAAGTAAAGAGGCGGCGTTCCCCTCTGACCAATCTGTCGAAAGACTTCTGGTCGAGCTCTCGCAAGAAAGCAACACTCGGCCTGGGTAAGGTTGGTC